TTCCAAGTAATAGTGCGTTTGATGGTGTGTAAGCAGCATCTGAACCTGCAAAAGCGTCATCATAAGAAGTTCCATCATAAGAACGGATTAAGTAAACTGAAACATAACCTGTTGCAGATGTACTTGCCGCTGCTGATTTGATTTTAAGTCCAATATCTGCTGAGATGTATTTGTTTGTTGAGTTGTCTATTGCAGTACATGCTCTCCCTGAACCATTGGCAAGGGAAGCTATCGTAATGGTAGCTGTTCCAGATGTTGCGTACTCGTTTTTAATATTTGCCATAATGCTATTTTTGTGTTATTATGCGAACTTTAATGTATATGTTCCAGTGAGTGTTTCTCCTGATGAAATTGCTTTACTTGTAGTCAATGCTCGTGACAACATTGTTCCTGCTGAAGCATCATTGAATACTCCAACTTCTTCAATAGTTTTAGAACCTGTTGCAGTCCAAGTATATGTAATCTTGTAAGTATCGTTTGCTCCTGTTGTTGTTATTCGTGAAACTGTTCCTGCTGCTCTTTCAAGTCCTGAGTCTACAATTTCTGCTACTAGGGCTGTTTGTGCGATTGATACTGCTGTTGCATCTGTTCCAACTGCTAGGTATGTGAAAGGTACTGCACTTGCATCTCCACAAAGAAGTGCTAATTGTGCAAACCCTACTGTCATAACTGCGTTATCTACTTTCCAACTGTCTTTAATGTTTCCGTCTACATCTTTTATTTCAAAGTTGTATGTTCCTTTTAGTTTTACTGTGTTATTTGTGTCCATAATGTTGTTAATTAAAATTAATAAAAATCTAATAAAAATCCGTTAAATCATACTGTCCAGCAAATGAGATGTTTCCATCTATTTGCTTTCGAGAGTATTGTCTTCGAAGTCTTGTTTCGTAATCCTCGATTTCATTCATTACTCTTTGGAGTTTATTTCCTGCAATGTTTTGTTCAAAGAATCTTTGTTGTGTTGCGAGGAGAATCACCATATAATGGAATGCTCTGTCGATTCCAAGAACCTTTGTTCCTGTTGTGAGTTCTGCTGATGTAATAGGTGTTACATTTCGAGTTGTTCGTACTAGAACTTCTCCTGTGTCGGTTGCTGATGGTCGTGGATAAATCATTACGGAAGAACCTTCAATATCATAAGCAGGAGATTCTTTAGAATAATTAGAATCCAATAGGGTATCATTTCCAGTTGCATAAGGTATTAGACTTCGGTCAAGTCTTTGACATTTATAATAAGTTGTTCCGTCCCATGAAACCTCAACTTCTTTGTATTGCAAAACATCATCTCCGATTGAAAATGTATAGTCTCTTTGTCCTGAAACTAGTGGAGTTGTAAAGATGGGAAAGTCTGTGTGGTTTGGGTCATCATAGTCAGCATCATCTTGGGAGTCGATAATCATTGTAACCACCTTGTCGAGTGCGATTGTTAAATCAACAGCTCGTTGGGCATTAGTGTAACGAGTTGTATTCTCACCAGTTAATCTGGTAAGTTTTTCATTTACTTCTGATAGTATCATAGTTTAATTATACGATACTCTTTTATTTAAATTAGATGGTCCATCTTCCAGTTTCCTTTTGCAATTTCATCCTCGGTGTAAGCAATTCTCCACTTATTAGATATAAGTTTTCTTCTAAAAGGGTGTTCTTCAATAGCATCGTGGTCTATGGCAGTTCCTATTAAATGAGGGTTACACATGAAACTATATCCTGCTGCTTTGGCTCTGAGTGCAATCTCTACATTGTCATAACTCCAACCACCACAGTAAGTCTGGTCAAATCCACCAACATCTTTAAACATTTGAAGTGGAGCACAGGCAAGGTCTATCTCCCAGCATTCAGGAATAACTTCTCCCTCCTTATGAAGTCTCCAATCTCCTGCTGTTCCTTCTTTAACGACTGGAAATGTCCACGCTTTTGTAAGGTCTAGTTTCAAGAGGTCTTCTAAGAAGGTTGGTGGTAGTGAAATACAATCCTGAAGTGAAACTATGATGTCTCCCTTTGCTTGGGCTAACATCTCGTTCATATCTTTTGGGAGAGTGAATCCGTCTTCTATTTTGCCCTCGGCTATAAGCCATTCAAAATCCTGAAAGGTTTGATTCTTTAATGTTTCTTCTGTTATATGTAAATATTTACTTCGTATAGTCGGCGTTGTTATTGAGAACTTCATAGATTGCTTTTTTTAGATTATTACAATAATGCAAACCAGTCCACTTACTTTCGATGTAATCTCGGCCAATTTTGGGGCTTAGGGGGGCATCTAGGAGGGTGTTTACTGCGTGTCTGATTGATGCGATGTCTGGTTCTGCCACAAGGCCAAATCCAGATTCTTCCACATATTCTCGGTTCTTTGGTGAGTCTGACATACATACTACTGGAATACCTGCAGCCATAGATTCTAAGGTTGTGCGTTGTCCTCCACCCCAGTAATCTGCAAGTTGCAAACATACATGAGATTGATTTACAAGTTCAACCAAATCTTCTGGTAAATGTTCTCCTAATACTGTTGCTCCAAGTTCTCTGCATCTATCAAATGGCATTGGGTCTGAGTCTTGTCCTCTGCCAACCACCAAAGCATCTTTACCAAATGCTTCACCTGCTAACCATTGACGCTTCCATGAGGAACACGTGCCCACAGTAGAAGTTTTCCATTTCTTTTCTACATCCATTGGTTTAAAAATGTCAGCATTAATTCCAAATGCAGTTGAACAAGGTAAACCCAACATCTCACATTCATCTAAATTTATTTTACTCTCTACACAGATGTGGTCAAACTTATCCATCCATTCAGTCTTAATTGGACCACCAGCAAATAGAAGTATTTTTTTATTAGGGAGATTACATACTCTTTGGTAGTGAATACCATTTACTCCTTGAAATGTTACGGGAGCCTCCCAATATAGAACAAGAGAATCTTCTCGTATTTCATCCCAGGGATTTTTATAAACAACATCAAATTCTTTTTCTAGAATTTGCATAGCCTGATACAAACCATCTTTCCAGAGTCCATATCTTCCATCAAATCCTTGCCAGATGAAATCTATCTTTTGCTTATACATAATAAATAGTTAAATAGTTTAATATTAATGCACCCATGTTGTTTTGGTGTGTCTTTCCATAGAGAAATTCTAAAACCAAACAACTGAATACTCCCCTTCCACTTCCACTCTTTTTTGGATTTGAGGTCATTTTTCATAAGTGTCTATTGTTGATTGAATATCATTAATGTCTCGGTCTATTCCTTGAAGTTCTTCAAAGTAAAGTTCATCTCCCGTTTTTGTCCACTGTTCTTCAATAAGTGATTTCTGCATAACTGCTTGTTCAAGATTTAATCGGTGATTGCAGTATTCGTAAAAGAAATCCATCTTGTCGATATTCGCTTGTCCTGCTTTAGAAAGCCTAGTGAAGAATCTATCCTTGTTGGGGATGTCCTTAATAAACTCTGCAATAAATTTAAACTTTTGAAATCTATGTGGGTTTTTAAGTTCGGTTGAGGACACATTAAGATGCCCCATTATTTCTGCTACCTCTGTTATGGGTAGATTGATGTTAGATAGCTCGTTCATATAGGTCTGTTATTTTATCCCAGTTGTAATTTTCATATGCCCAGTCAATCATTTCTTTATTCTCCTTGTAAGGTGTTTTGAGGATTTTAACTACTTCATCTACCCATGCATCTTTAGATTCTTCGGTATCTAGTCCAAAAGCAAATTTTCCATATTGGTAACCTTGGGTGGTCTCCACAGGAACCATCTTTCCCCATTTGTTTTTTTCTTTGAACACTCCAAAGTCAGAGGTTACAGGTACTGCTCCACCTGCTTGTGCTTTCGTAAGTGAGATACAGCAAATTTCAGGGAACACAGATGGATAAGCGAAGATTCGTGCTTGTTTGTATAGTTTACTTACTTCTTTTTGAGATAGTCTTCCAAGGTTCTCAATTCCAGCCTCTTCCATCTTCTTGACAGTTTCTTCTTTCCATTTCATCATTTGTTCGTTACCTGAGTGAGCGTTGTCAAAGATTTCCCATCCATACGCCCACTTTAACTTCGCTTCTGGTATTTCCTTTTTAACTCGTGCGAATAGTTCGGGGAGTACATCTAGTGAACGGTCTGGTGATGAGGTATTGATGAGTAGCATTGGGTCACGAATTTCTTCTTCTTTAGAGAGTTCAAATCCATTAGGAACCACAGCAATCTTTTCATCAGGAATATTAGGAAATAGACTTCGATGGTATTGAGATTTAACCATAACCTTATGAATCTTTGAAAGTCGTTCCTTAGTGAATTCACCTGGTTGCATAACATCATGCATATCAACTATCACCTTCTTAGCTCCAAGCTCGTAGTCGGTCAATTTTGGGCTTCTCCAGAGGTATAGGATGTCTATTTTATCTTTGAAGTTAAACTTCCAGAAAGGTTTCCAATGAACACCATCTTCGATAATATCGTTTCTTCCGATGTTTGCGTAGACTTCAACATTGTATCCTTTCTTAGCGAATCGTTTAGATAGGTGAATTACAGATTCCTCAGAACCACCAACTCCTTTAGTTTTGAACATGATTGGATTCCATTCGTGAGTTGTCATTCCACAGTAGAACACGATGTCCTTACCTGATGATTCTGTTTTTACGAAGTGATTGTTTCTGAGAATACAAACCTTTGGGTGATTCTCAACCTCCTTTGGAATAGCGAGTATTGCTTTCTTTCTTTCCTCAACATCTTTAATCTCCATGATTTTATTCACGAGGTCTGTTACTGAGTTAGCTTCTTTGTATTCTGCATCTAGTTCTTTTACAAGTCCATTGATGTATTCACTTTTAGGAACAATCTTTTGAACTTGTTTGAGCATTGATAGGGCGGTTTCGTACTTACCTTTTTTATAGTAAGACTTAGCGAGAAGAAGGAGTGGATTGTAATCGTAATCTCGGGGGTTAAATACCACTATTGAATCTGTTGGTGGTTTTAACATCAAGGCATTACCTGTATAGAAGATTGCTTCATCTAGTTGATTCTTATCGTAGTGAAGTTGACCTAATCGCAAGTAAGCATCTGGATAGTTTGGTTTAAGTCCAATTGCGATTCGTAAGTTTTTAATTGCATTCTTAGAATCAGCCATAGCCAAGTAAGCCTCTGACATTCGAAGGTAAGCCAAGTACTCTTCTTCTGTTGAACCAGTTTCTTCTGTGAACTTAGAGAACACCTCAATTGCTTCTTTAGCCTTACCTACCCCAATAAGTGAGTTACCATAGTTCCAGGCAGTTCGTGGGTCTAGAAAGTTTCTTTCATATTCTTCCTTAGAAATAAGTTCGTTTCTTGCTTGTGCTTCTTGTGCATGTCCCTCGTTTGGTCGGTGAATACGTTTAATTTCAGTTGCGAGTGCAATATTTAAATCTCTTTTAGGAATAAGTTCCTCATGGAGTGAACCAACCCATTCACATGAGTCTCGTTTAACCACCATTGTTTTTTTGTGAGCAACTGTACAGTTTCCGTATTCGTCATGGTCGTATGCGTAGAATACTCCCAGTCCATCTAGGTTGTGTTCTTTGAGAGTTTCCTTAATAGCAGTTGCATTTAACCAAACATCATCTGCATCTGACCACAGAATAAAATCGAAATCCTCTGGAACTTGGGAGAAGTTGAAGTTACGTGCCTTAGCGAAGTCATTTACCCATTTAAAGTTTGAAAGTGTTACTTGATATTTAATCTTTGCTACTGGCGGTTTATCATCTGTAACAGTAATAAATGCTTCATCGTAAGAACCTTGTAAACTTTCTAAACATCTATTAAGGAGTTTGATTTCCTCTTTAGTGTTTTTAATAATCATTGCTAGTGCAAGTTTTGGAGTTTTTAATTTCATACAGTGATTATACTTCGTCAGGTAATCTAAATTGTGGAAAAGTATTAGCAAACCACTTTCGATGTTCTAGTCGTGTAAATTCTTGTCGTTCTTCTGGGGAGAGTGTGTTGTTAATTGAAGTATGAATAGACTCAGGCAACTCATAGAGTGCTGAATATCCAGCTTCACCTTGACCAAATCTTTGGTCTTTTAATGCTTTTCTTCGTTGGTCAATTTGCTCAATAACACGAGCGTATTCTTCGGGTTTCTTTTTGATATAGTCTTCAACTATTTGTGTGATTTTTTCGTACATGATATTAGATTAGTATCATGTCAGTGCAAACCCATTACTTTCTCTTTTACTGGGTAGCCTCAAAGAGAAGTGGTACCCAGTAAGCAATGGTTATTTTATTCCAAATAATCAGAGATTATTTTAGAAATCCAGTTGCGAAGAAGTTTGAATCTTGGTTTCGTACTTCCAATGTGAATGAACCGTAACATGCTCGAGGTTCGTATGCCCCTGCTTTTGCTAGGTCTGTCATAATCATTGGTTTTGTAAGGAACGCTGTCTTCAATTTCTCAGGTCGGATTGCAAGAACTCGTGCGTTAGCATCAGCTGCTTGTTGTACATATCGGTGTGTTGAAATATCGATAGTTCCAAATGCTGTTGCGTAAGTTGTAACAGTTCGAACGATTGTTGAGATGTCAGGTGAGTTAACAACTACATTTGATTTTTGTACAAATGTGTCGATAGTTTGTCTGATACCTGCTCCTACGTAAAGGTCTGTTGGTACATCTCCGTTTGAGTTTGTCCATGCATTTGCCATGAGCCCATCAAGGATAGAAGCTGAGAATACAGTTCCAGATGTTTGTACAGTTGTGTTAGTTGATTTACTAATTGCTGCGATGATTCCATTCATCTTTGCTGTTGTTCCTGATGCTCCTGAAACTAGTGTACTTCGAACAAGGTCAAATTCTGCTGAGTTAGCCCAGTCTTTAAGAGCCTTTGTTGTTTGTCGTTCTAGTTCGTTTTGTCCGTGATAGTGTTCTACTGCATTTTGTTTAGTTGATACAGCGAATTTCTTTGCAATTTCTTGCACGATGTTTGTCAATCGTGTAGGAGTTGTAAGAGCTGCGTTACTAAAGTCTGCACCTTGTGCGTATGCAAGTGTGCCTGGTGTGTCAAGAGTATCTACTAAGAATGAGTGTACTTCGTCGATAGCTACTGTTCGTCCAAGCTTGTTGAAAATTTGATTTTCTTGAGCTGTAAGAATTTCGATAGCGTTGAGTACGACATCTTCTTTTCGTGATACGTCTCCGTATGTTAGTTCTGTGTTTGCTACTGCCATATTTGATAAATTGGTTAATGTTTATTTAAGTAATAATTTACTTTTCATAAGCATCCAACACGGCTTTTGCGACAAGCGAATCTCTTTGGTCTGTCGCTCTTGACATTGCAAGGTCTCTTGCTTTGTCTAGGCTTGAACGTGAGGCAACCAATCGAGGATTTGATTCAATCACTGATTGATTACTTTCATAAGAGTCTGCTTTTTGTGCTTTAGCTAAGAGATTGCTTAAAGCTTCTGATTTAACAGCTTCTTTTGGTGAGATTCCAAATTTGTTTGCATATGCATCTATGATGTCCTTATGTGCATTGAATTCTGGGTTATCTCGATAGAACAAAACTTCTTCAAGTTCTCGCTTAGAAATGAAACCATTGTTTTTAAGTTCTGATTCCACTTGTTCTACTTTCTTACCTACGTAAGAGAAGGTGTCTTTGATGGCTTTAATCGCACTATCCTTATCTTTAAACTGTTTACCGAGTGTTTCATTGAGTTCATCAAGTGAAAGTCCTCTAAGTTGAGCATCGGAGAGTGGTGTCTCTTCAGGTGTAACAGTTTCAGATGCGGATGGTGAATTCAATTGAGATTCATCATCTAGTGCCTCTAAAGTAATGTTTTCTTCTGGCATGTTGTGTGTTATTTAGTTGTAATGTTGATGTTATTCACCTGTAAAATCGTCAGCCCCATAGATACGAATCTGGTCAGTAGTTTGAGAGTCGTGAAACTCTACTTCTGCTGTAACCTGATTTAAGATTTCTGTGAGTCGCTGTGCAACTTCAATATGAATAGTCATCATTTTGAGTTTATCTTCGTCTTTATAAGAGACTAAGGATTCGATATTTTTGAGTTCCGCTATTTTGGTTGAAAACATATCTTGGATATGCTTCCAGCCTTCATGGCGGGTACACTCATATATTTCTTTAAGGCGTGTTTCCACAGCCTTGTCTTCCTTGACATTACTCATAACTATATTCTAACACCAATTAAAAAACCACCCGAAGGTGGTCTCTTAGTTATGCTCGATTTGCCAATTGCCCCGTAAGAGCATCAGTTGTTTGTTGTACTTCACCTTGAACTGGTGGCATTCCCATCTGTTCCATTTGTTCTTGAGCAAGTTCTTGTTGTGCTTGTCCTTGTTCAACGAGAGTCTTATTCATTCCAGGGTCTGCTAAGTCCTTGTAAAGTTCTGAAGGGATAGCGAGTCCGAGTACATTGAAGAGTTGTTTGATAAGGTGTCCTTTGAATTCTGGAGCGAGTTGAAGTACTGAGATAAGTTTGTCTGAGATAACTGCGTTGTCTAGGTCTTCATTTGATACTTGAACTCGAGTATCTACTGCTGAGATTGCAAGGTCTTTTAATTCAGTGATGAATAGGTTCCCATTCTTTCGATATGAGTCCTTGAGACCTTCTACTGCTGCAATAACCGCCTCCTCAGTTGGGATTTTGTTACTTGCATACATTGCATCTCGTACTTGTGATACTGCTACCCGTTCGATAAGTGCTTCAAACTTATCATCTGAACCTAATAGGTTAATGAGTTGTTTAGTATCCCAGTGTTTTGCGAGTCGTGGTACCACTTGTCGGTCAACCCATCTTTGGATGTACATTGCATTTCTGTTTGTGATGTTTGTGAATGTACCCATTGCTCCTTTAGATGCGAGTACTGCGTTAGTTGCTGGTGTACTTGCTGGGAGATTTTCTCCAGTAACAACTTCGAATGCTGATGTGAGTCGTTGTGCAATGTTTCGGATATTGTCCTCGTCTTGATATGAGGCTTGTGAGGCTTCTTGTACGATAAGTTGTTCAATGTCATCCATTGAGTTCACTGATACTGCTCCATTTACCCCGAGTTTAGAGATTTGAGATGATGTGATGTTACTTCCTCGTCTGATTTTAAAGATACCTAGTTGAGATAGAGTTGCTCGTGTGATTCGGATGTTCACGATAAGGTTCATCCATACTTGGAGTGCGATAAGTTTTTCAGCCACACCTTTTCCATACCATCTTCCTGGAACACGGATATACCATCCTTCTTCGTAAGGTTTAATCACATTACCCATCTTGTCCTTGTTTGTGTTTCGTTCAAGGATGTGTACAAGTGGTCTACCTGCTTCTAAGCCAGAGGCGATGATGTGTCCATCGATATCGTCTTGGTCATTAGTGTCTCCCGTGATTAAATATTCTGGAATTTTTCCATAAAGTTCCCAAATGTCTACTTGGGGTGAACCTGTTGCTGCTGAGTTTTTATATTGAGAGTCAATTCGTGGAACTTGGTCGGAAGCCTTAACCTCTGAAGTGTTTCTCCAGCCTGTTTTCTTGAGTTCATCTGCAAACATCACACCACGTTCGGTGAATCGGTATGCGTCTTGAATAGATTTTGCTGTTGGGTCGATATATACGTTTAAGAGGTCAACGTTTCTGGTACAAATCTTTCCACCTTTTGTCCAGGTCTTTCGTACCACTGTTCCGTCGACGACAAGATTAGCAGAATCTTCGTCCTGCATTTCTCCCACATAGTTATCCCGAAGGAATTTTCGTACTGAAAGTCGAAGAATCTCGGCTGTTATATAGCCATCTTCGTTTGTTGCGGTGAAATCAACATTTTTAGTTTGAATTCCAACCTTAGGAGCGATTGAGTCGCAAAGTTCTTCCGTGAGTGGGTAGAATATTCGCTTTCGTCCCGTGATTGGGTCTACTGGACTGTCAAATATTCCATAATAGTTCTTTCGACAGGTTCTGATAAGGTCTCTAATTCTAAATCGTACCCTCTCGGTTACCTGTGTTTCTGCATCTTCCCACTTGTCACGTTCTCCTTTAATAATATTTAACGCTTCCTGCTCGATAGCGTCTTTGTTTAATTTAGCCATAATTTAATTATAAACTAGCCTATAAGGTCTTTTTGATTCTAATAAGAATCTTTATGACTCTAATAAGAATCTCCATACAGACAGAACTCCTCTTCATCTTCTTGGGTGAAAGATTTTGGCTCAACATTTAAATATGCAAGCATAGTACCCATAACACAGTCGTCATGATATGGATTTGGACAAGATGCTCCATATTTTTTAGCTTCGTTCGTGTACACGAACATCTGGAATTCTGATATTGCGTCTCTATCTGAAATCTTTGGGAAGCCGTAGGTCATAAGTTTTTGCATTGAGGAGATAAGTTGTGCTTTGTTGGCAAAACTTGTGTACCATCCAAGCTTGTCTGTTCTCTTCTGGTCTCGTTTTGAGAATACCTCTCGGGTATAAATATTTCCCCAGAAGCGTTTGAAGCCTTCTATGAACGCCTGTCCCACTCCGTTAACCTCGGGAATGGCGAGAACATCGCTATGGAGGGAGTAATACACACACATGCGGTGTGCTGCCTCTATTTGAGCTTGTACTGGTACTAGAGCGTGGAATGACGCTACCTGCTTACCTGACTCCACATCGACCATACACATGTAACAAGGGTCTCCATCTCCTGTTGAGGGGTCGATTCCAAGTTGGTACCGAGTGTTTCGGGGTTCTTCGTATATCCGAATACCATTGAGTTCCTTAATTGGAGCCTTTACCCAGGATTGGTTGATGAAGTCCTCGGGGAATACACGTCCTTCCTCGATAAGCGTTGGGTCCCAGACCCCCTTAACGAATCTATCAACATAAGATTTAGGCTTGGACATCTGCGATTCGATGAATCCTTCGGGTAGGTTTTCCCGATTGTCCTCCATACCTGTTTCTATAAGGTGGGTTCCCTTTCTTGGATTTGCTTTGAAGTAATCATATGCCCAGAAGTTTGCTGGGTTGGTTGTTCCAAAGATTGGTCGATAGGGAATTCGATAGGTCAAACGTCCTGAAACTTGCTCGTACATAGAGAAGTCAATCTCTTCTAACTGGTCCAACGCCACACCTCCTAGGGTCATACCTTTAATCTTTTGAGATGCCTTCTTGGTGTCGTCTCCAGAAACAGATGTGTCTAGTCCACGACAGTGAATTTGGGAGCCATTAGGGAAATAGATGATTCCAGGACCCACTTTGTACTCATACGTACCCGAAGGGAAGAATTCAAATAAGGTTGGAATGGTTGTACTGTCCAAGTCTGAGCGGGCTTTTCTACCCAATAGAATCTGGTTACCAGGAAACCACATACAGAGAAGCCATAACTTTATAGCGAGACCCACTGTTTTTCCACACCGATATCCCCCCGAAACTAGTATTTCAGATGATTTATCGTTAACAAATAATCGTTGCTTGGGGGTTAGTTTGATTCCATTGAATTCTTTGATTTCAATCTTGCCGTCCATCCAGTCTATTCCCATCTGTATATATGGGTCCTTTGTTCCTTGGTGAAGGTCTTTCCAGCGTTGGAGCTCTTTTTGGTTTATTCCTGTTTCTATGTTCATTATTTTATTGGTTTACTTGACATTGTTTATAAAGTGTGGTCTGTATTTTCAATGATTCTGTGGTGACAGTATATGGGTCCCTAGACGCTTGACATCACAATGCCGACTCCCCCCCCCAGTCTATTTGCTCTCAAAACATTGATATACAAGGCTTTTCTAGTACATAGAGGGCTTGTTTACATAGCCTATTGAAACGGGATAACATGTCGCACAATATATGTTGTGGACACTTGTACCAATCTAGCCTTTGTTTTCAACGTTTATTGCTTCAATAGTATCCTGATTATCATAGTTATTATGTACTTCATCAACCTTGATGACAACTTGTGGGGCTTTTTGCTCTTCTTTTTCATCCCATTTGATACCCTCTTGACGTACAAAAGGTTCAAGAGCACGAAGCTTTACAGCATAGTTTAAGTCCTGTTTTATTATCTTAACCAACTCATTTAACACATCTTGTTTACTCAAACCAATGACATCGTATAGAGTTTGTGCCACCTCTTTATTATTGTTAGCATCATCTAGTTGAAGGCTTTGTTTTATTCTATCTGAGCATGCATCTATCGTATATCTTGCATTTGCTTTTGCATATTGTTCGCTATAACCGTGTTTAATAAGTGTTTGATAAGCATTGTATCCATTGTTTTGGTAGTCTGTCATTATCTTTACAGCCTTTGTTAGACTTATTCTTCTATTGTCTTTTCCTTTTACTCTCTCTTTATTCATGTCTTTATTATACTTCTTTCTATTGTAGGAATGTGGAAACTCTTTTTAATTGCTTTTGGGGGACTTTTTGTACAATAGTTTACTATATTTGTCAACTAACTATATATATCAATACGCTTTTAATACCTTGCATAAGTTATCCACATACCTTTTATTTATACTTGACATTATTCCTTTATGGGTATATACTCAATCTATTACAAATAACACATAATCAATAAAACATTATGAAATCAAATTATAGAAAACAACAAGAAGCAAAGAAGTTACTAGGTGTATATATCCTTTTGGCACTCTTTGGGATATCTTTTTGGTTTTTTGCGGGGAAAGTGCAACAAAACTGCATAGAGGGCAACAATATAACCTTGTGCGATTAATTGTATCCAGTGAGAGAGTGTAATATATTTATACTCTCTACACTGTCAGCAATGACAGATGAACATTAACAATTAAATAAAACAATATGGAAAAACACAACGGCTGGACTAATTACGCCACATGGCGAGTAAATTTAGAGATAATTGACGGCATAAACTTTGTAAAGGAGGATTTTGTTACAGATGAAAACACTTTAACACTATCAGACCTTGCAGAACACTTAAAATCAATCGCAGAAGATGTGGTTACAGAACAAGACACATTGCAAGGACTGGCAGTTGATTATGCTCTTGCGTTCATGAGTGACGTTAATTGGTACGAGATTGCGGAAGCATTATCAGAAAGCAATCCAGATTTATTAAAATAATATGGATTACTCAAAAATAACCCTCGGCGAGCTCTTATCCTCACCCGATGACATAATCAAGCGTAATGCGGTTAGTATCTTGAAAAGGTATCAGAACATGAATAAACCCATGATAAGATGTCAAAAATGCGTGTCGTTTCACAACGATATATGCGTAAAATGTTTTAATCATAAAAAACCAGTTTCACCCTTTAAAGTCTAATAACCTTTAAAGCAACAAAACACTATCAAAAAAGATAGTGTTTTGTTGTGTTTATTGCGGGGATTATTGCCTTGTTACACTGTATATATGCCCTTGTAAGGCTCAAAATTGGCTCAGGTTGATATTAAATAGTAAACAGGTATCAGACTACCTCTATGTGATTTTACAACAATGCTGGTCAACATAGAGGGTAAGTATAAGTATCCGAAGAAAGCCAACAGAACACAGTTTCAATTCAAATTAAAAACAGACATTCTTTAGTTTTTCCGAAAGTTCGCGTGCGAGAGCCCTATACAACTGGGGCATTTTTTATTTCTGAATCTGGTCGTCTTTTTTTATCTGCACTTTTTGTTTTTTGAGGTATGAAATCAATTCATCTAATTCATTGGTGTGTATTACAATACTTGTCATGGTATCGTAATTGAATATTTCTAAGGTATCTTGACCACCATCAACATTTACTTTTGCTCTTATTCTTTGGAATATAGCCATATTACTTTTTAACTGGGGGGTTAATCACCACCCCTTCTATCGTCAGGAGAGTTGCTACAGCTGACACTGCAACTTTTAAAGCGGTAGATACTGTGAGATATGAATCTATAATCGAGTTATCCATCTTCTTTGTCTTTGCGTTATAAGTTTTTCCTTTTTCTATTTCTTTGCGGATTTCTGGGTATTCTTCATCGCCATTTTTTAATATGTTTTTTAGTGGAGCAGTTAGAGCTTCGTTTAGAATTAAATCTCCTTTTGTTTTTGCGGGCAATGTTGAATGTATATACGCACAACCAGCACCAGCCACAACTCCTTCTTTTGCTCCTTTTGCGGCATTGATAGCATCTTCTACCTTTCTAAGAAGATAATCTCGTTCTTGATTAGACTCAGCACCAACTTTAATCACAGCAATCTTGCCTGAGAGTTTTCCTATTCGCTTCTCGGCTTCTACTTTGTCCTTTCCTTTGAGTTCTAGGGATTTAATTTGGTCAATTCGGTCTTGAACATTAGGATTCTTAACAGTTAGCAGGGTATCAACTGAGGTCTGAACTAACTTTTCTAGGTGTCCCAGGTCATCTGGGGTAGGTTCAACTAGGTTGTGGACCAATTTTGAGCCTGATAAAATCGCAATATCCTCCATAATGTCTCCAAGGTACGCATAAATCGGAATTGGGATGACGGTAAATATCCCCTCAACGTGGTTTTGGATGATTTGATTCATCGCTGTGTCCTCGATTGAACCAGCTATTAGGGCAAGTTTGTTTATTCCTTGTTCCTGAAGATGTGTACAAATATGTTCTATCTTTGCTAGGTTTGTTATTTGAGTATTCCAAACAAGCAGGGGTATATTTTCTAACTCTATGGAACGGGGTGTGTTTAGGAGATGGGGGTTTTTGTATCCTTGGTCAATCACATATCCATCTTTGAACTCACATTCGATAGTTTTATCTCCTGGGACATAGGTTACGCTTCCATACTCTCCAACCTTGGTAACAGCATTCGCAATCATTTCTCCCAACTCTTCAGATTCAGCTGAGATACTGGTGAGGGCTTTGAGGCGTTCAAATGGAACTTCTTTTTTGGTTTCTTTTATGCGGTCGAGTATAGATTGAGCAGCATCCTTAAGTTCATTTCGTAGTTGTGTAACTGAAACCCCCTTATCCAAAGCTTTAAAAGCCTCTTGAGCAAGGGCTTGGGTTAGTACGATAGTGGTAGTTGTACCATCTCCAGCCACAGAATTAGCCTGACGAGCAACGTCTTGAATGAACTGGATACCCATTTGTTGATACTTATCCTCAGACTTAATCTCCTTAGCAATTGAAACACCATCATTAGTGATAGTCATACCATGTTGGTCGAGGACTATGTTCTTACCGTTGGGACCAATAGTTACTTTTACAGTATCAGCAACCTCATTAATTCCTTCTAAGATTTTCTTTCGGGCTTCATCGCCTCTTAGTACATTATTCATAGGCTATTACTTGTTCTTCCTTAATAAAATATTTATCATCAGCGAGTACAGGTTGTCCTGAGAAGTAAATGTTTTTCATTTCTAACACAGGTTTTCCTGATGGTAAAACTCCAACCTCACGTACTTGGGTTGCCTTACCAACGATGAAACTCTTATCAAAATTACTCTTCTGAATTGGTTCTATTTGTATCCAGCCCTTTTGTATTTGCATATGCGTCAATTAATTTATCTGTTAAATCTGCTATTGGTTCACTCAGACCTTCAATTGGAAATGGAGTGTGGTCTTGAAAGAACTCCATAATTGCTTGGAAGAAAGCATTCCTTAATTTTATTTCTTCAGATTCTGTCATATTCTGTCATATTTTTTTAATGTTCCATCTGGAAACTTCTTATAATCCACACCATCTATATTCCATTTCTCAATCTCAAGGTCTCTGAGTTGGTATAGAAGAAGAATGTCTGATTCTCGTTCTATTATTAAACCTCTTGCTACCTTGTTTGCCCTTGAATTACATTCTGGACAAGCATTCCCAAGGTGTTCTTTGTCAATCAGATTGAGTTTCTTATGACAAATAAAGCAATGAGACTTCGTGATTCTGTGGTCTGTATCGATGAATAAGTCGTTGATATGATTTAAAGTGCCCATAGTTGGTCATTTATTAATCTGTAAATATAGATACAAGCCCGAAATGCTCTTCGATAGTGGTCTGTATTCTCCTTGATGTGGACTTTACAACTTCCTTTTCGTGGTAGGTGAATCACTATAAACCCATCAACAGCAAAGTCTTGTATATAACCTCTCTCCATCATTTCTTCTAGTTGAATATCATATCCACCCATTTGAATAAACTGTGAAGGATAAACTCCAGAAGAAGTCTTAAAGTCTGTTAGGTAAATCTTTCCATTTATCTCTAGGACTAAGTCAAATATTCCACCTATATGATGAGTTTCTGAAAATACATTTTGTTCAACGTAGAGGACTTTAGCACCGACCTTATTGAACCACTCTATGTATTGAGAGATGAGTTTATCTCCTTTCTTGAGTTCTTTTTCGGTGAAGGTTTGAGCAAGAGACTGAACTTTCTCATCCAGTTCCAAACTATTACAAGGTAAAACCACTCCTGTTTTATTAAAGTGTTCTGCGACAGCATGTACCACAGTTCCAAAACTTCCAGCGGTTGTTTTCTTTTGAAATGGGGCTTTCTTTGCTTCATCTATGTTTTCTTTAGTAAGTGGTCCATCACCAGTAATCTCAACCAATTTTTCCATTGAAACTTTAACAGCCCATGGCATTAAAGCAGGTTTGTCTATCACTCCACAGATTGTGGTGGTACCAGTAACTTCATTACCATTAATGTAATGCTTATGTCTGGTTTCGTCAAACTTATATTTGTCGCAGTTGATGTCTAGCTTTAGCTCTTTTAACTTCATAGATTTTTTAGTTTTTCCTTGTAATATTCGATGAGTCCTTTCCAATCCTTGACGGGGTCGACCTTGTATCTACGGGACTTAAGTTCTTCTAGTTTTTTCTTTCCATACTTTCGTTGGATATAACCTGCCATAAGTTCCTGTTCCCCAAGTCCTGGACCATTACATCGAGCACACTGACAGTGAACATTAAACTCATCCCAGGACAACTTGTTGTTTGAGCCAGTATGACCCATTGGATACAGGTGCCCCGCTTGCATTTGAAATCCATCGGCTTTAGAACGACCACAAGTTACACAAACATATCCGTCTCTCTCGTAGACATATTGTCTGAGTGCATCCCAAGCCTTTCCTTTATCGCCTTTGTATCTCATGCTAATATTTCATCTCAGTATCTGCTAAAGTTGCTCGTTTCTTAGCTAATCTTACATACTCTTCAATCAATTTAAGTGTTCCTTCTTGCTTCTTATAATCCTTAAAACAGGGCAAGGTTCGTTTGTAACTCTCTGCTTCTGCATCTGAGCAACTGTGTTCCTTCTTATAATTCCACTTAGCGATTGCGACCTCTTGTTCTAGTTCTGCGAGCAAATCAGACGCCTCTCCCATTGCACTGAGCAACTTCAAAGCCTCGTCAACCCACACTCCTGGAGCAATTGGCACACCACTAGAAACCCACGATTGTATTTGCTTGATAGATTCCATTCATTAATTATATAAAAATAACACTTGACACGATAGTCAAATGTGTGGATAATGATTTATTAGCAACTTATTTTACAAGTTGTCAAATAATATGGTATTATAAAAATATGTGCCCACTTAGGTATGGTGGGATACCTCACAAAGGCTATCGGCTAGTCCGATTGAAGCGTGATTCGTAGAATAATCATAAAAAGACCTCAAACTGGGGTCTTTTTATTTATTCCGAGCAATTATCTCACCCAATTCAAGAATCTTATCTTGTAAAGCCTGAGCAAGGTCAAATATTTCTTCAAATTTCTTTGTTGTTTCGTTTAGTTCTTTATCGGTCATTAGTTAAGTATGTGTCTAGATTTGAAATGTGTCAACTAGTCTACTATTTACTTAATATGTTTAAAAATTCTTTTTTATCTGCTTCTGTGATGATTTTGTTATAAAACCAAGGTCGCCATAATTTTAATTCCTCTCTAATTTTACTTCGTTGTTCTTTTAGTTTTTGGGAGATGAAGGATTTTATTTCGTCCCAACCTTGAAAAGTTAGACCATATTCACCAGCACTATTATCTATACCCCAAGGTATATCAAACTTCTCTTCAAACTCCTTCTCCCACTCTTGTATCTCTTGTGTGTTCATAGGTTTATTTGTCATTTTATTATATTTTTCAATTACTAATTCACAATCATATGTGTGTCCAGTTTCGCCGAATAAAATCTCTCCTAAGAGGAAAATCCAACCTCTGGGGTGACAAGTGCATTGTTTCTTCATATATCTTTATGTATTATCTTTTAATGATTCCAATATGCTGTTTAATTTTTCAATATCGTTTGGGTATACCTTTTTCAATTCTTCCATCAAAGTTACAAAGTGTGGTGTTATCTCCTCCACCTTATCTTTTGCTCCTTGTTGGTATGCTTGGTCTAGTTTGTTGAGTATAAAGTCTACGATTTCATTAGAGGTTTCTATGCTCTCTAATCTTGGGTATCTATCTCCTCCGTGTAAGACTCTGTGTTTTATAAACTTTTCTTCAAACTCCTCTCGTATAGTATCTTTTTGTTCTTGGTTCATACTAGTTTAATCTTTTACTTATAATATCTACATATTGTTTTTCTTTTTCAATAAGAATAAAATTACGATTTGTATTTTGACAAGCCTTTCCAACAGTTCCACTTCCAGCAAAACAATCTAACACAATATCCCCCTCATCTGAATATGTTTTTATTAAGTATTCCATAAGACCTACTGGTTTCTGGGTTGGGTGGAGTTTCTCTTTATCTCTATTAAACTTTATTAAGTTTTTAGGGTATCGTTTTCCATTAGATACAGTTTTAAATCCACCAACATCTTCTCTACCACCTTTTCCACCTCGCACAACAGCACTATTGCTCTTTTGTTGTCCTGATTTTATGGTATATGGTTTTCCCTCAGTAAATTGTGGGTTATATTTCATTGTAATCCCATTTTTTACAAAACTACTTGCTCCCCTTGAAAATATACATATATCTTCTGTTATCTTCAATGGTTGAAACTTACTGTTTAGAAAGTTAGTTCCATTATCTTTTTCCCATATCCAGTTGTATTTGTATTCTTTCAAATTACTTGCAATCAGTAGAGATGTAAATGGTTGTTGTGCTGTTATAACTATTGCACCATCATCTTTTATGATTCTTCTAAAATGTTTCCACATTTCTTCAAAGTTTATTTTGCAATCCCAACTTGCAGGTGTAGTTCCATAAGGTGGGTCAATAAGAATTAATTGGATACTTTTATTTGGAATATCTGACATAAATTCTTCATAAGAACCTAACCATATTACATTGTATAAAAATTTGTTCATACTTATTTCTTTAAAATGTGAATAATGTAATCAAGTGCTCGTAAATATTCTTCATTAGCAAACATCTGAGGAATAAGTGCGTTGAAAGTATAATACTTTTGTTCTTTCTTTATCTCACCAACCACCATATCAACTATCTCTTGTGCGAGTTGTGGGCTTCTTGTACGGAGGTCCTCTCCATCACACACATAATCATCACATTCATCATCTGCCATATAAACTCTGATTGAATTTTCTCTTACCCAATCTACTATCTTTTGTTGTATTTGTTCTTTCATATGTATTGTTATGTGAGAAGTGCCAACAGGGGCACGCAGGTTTTCACTGATATTGTAATCTTTCGGATATCACTCCAGACTACTCAAATGCGGAATGTTCACTACCCTTGCTTTCTGGTGTTAAATCGCAGAGACCACGTGTTTCTCCACTAACCTACTCGCTAATCTCATTTTTCACCGCATTACGTGCCCCTGTAGACACTCCTCGTTAATAATTATTTAATGGATTCTAAAAGAGCTTTTAATGTTTCAATATCTTGTTTATATATTTTAAATGTATATTCTAATTCCTTTCCGTTTGATGAATATACTTCAAAATGATACTCATTTTTGTTAGTATTCCCGTCTAACACTTCCATATAATGCCTCATTATTATTTTGCTTTTGAACATATTATTTATTCTTAATTATTAGTGCGTATAATCCTACTACTATCCATGCGATTGTTATGTACCACATATTAGTAATCGTAACCTTCTGGGTAACTATCGTCACCTGTTTCTAATTCAATCTCACTATCATCATCCATAAGTGCTTCCATATCTTCGTCTTCATCTTCTTGTAATTTTGTTTCTCTTTCGAGGATTGCTTTGTTTCTAAGTTGTGCTTCTGCTTCTACTAATTCGTTTTCTTCTCTATATGTTTCTATCATTTTAATTGGTAAGTTATGTATAAATTTTGCGAGGTTTTCTGATAATGGATTACCTAGAACCGTTGGTTTAATTTTGATGTGCATTTTTTAAATGAATTATAAGTAACATTTTTTTAATTGCTTCAAAGTGTGAGTTTCCATAAGTTGTATAATCATGGAACTTTGCTTGATAACGATTGTTTATTTTTTGTATTATCATTTTATTTTAATGTGAAATCTCTATGAGATTTTTATTAATATTAATCTTTCAAACCTTACTACCTCATGGGGGAAGTATTTACTCTCCACCCTTTTTCTTGCTCCACGTTTGCTAATGTTATGCTCTAAGGCATATTGTTCAATGGTTTGATACTCACCATTTAATTTTATTTTCATATCTGTCATAACTAAAGCATACTACCTTTTGGGGTAGTATGCAAGTGTCAACATGTGGTTACCTGTGGATAACTTTAAAAAGGAATCTGTTCATCAATATCTTCACCAGGAAGAGCGTTGTATGCAGTTTCAGCGTTATCAACTTCTTCTCCAAATCCTTTCTTCTCTCCTAATTTAGGAATGAGTTTATCTTGAATGTATTTGATTGTGAATTTTCGGTGTTGGGCATAGTACATCTTCCAATCTTCTGAATCCATTTCATCAACATTTTCTGGTGATGGTGCTCCATTGATTTGTTTCTTCGCTTCCTTATCGTAAAAGAAATTTTCAAGTTTCTTTCCGTCTTGGTAAATTGTTACACCACGTCTTCGCTTTCCTTTGTCATCTGCGAAGTCATAAGGATTAAGAGTAAGTGTTGTGTTTAAATTAACAGCAGGAAGTTTTTTCATAATGTCTTCGGCGAATGCTGTAGCTACTCCCATTGACACACCATATTCTTCTTCTCCATCTTGAAAGAAGATTGTGATGTTCTTTCCAAATTCTCCATCGTGGAAATTGATTCCAGTAATTTTACCTGTAAGAGATTCATATGATTTCTCCCACTTTGTTTTCTTAGAACCATCTTTTAATTCATATTCTCGTTTCTTTGCACCTTCTGTTCCTTCTGAAACAGTCTTTCGAAATTCTCCACCAATGATTGATAGATATGTTCCTTTGTTTTGTTTTTCTTGTAACATAAAAATTAAATTATTTTTTAATATACTAATAATAAGACCTTTTAAGGTATTTGTCTATGGGGTTATCCACAATTAAACTCTACCTGAGGCGTTAGCCTCTTCCTTCTACACCATGCTTTGCTATCCATTCTGGGTCTGGAACAACCACAAACTTTCCACATTTCTTACATCGTTTATAAATGATTTTAATTTCGTCTAATTCATGACCTTCTTTTTCACAAGGTTTATGAAGGAGTTTATTTTCTATGTTGTTTTTCAATATGTCTTCGTAGTTCATTGACATTAAATGTATCACATTGGATAACTATCCTGTGGATAAAAAACTGTACTTTTCATGAGATAATGAATATATTGAGACAGTAACGATAGAAAGGCTGTGGGTTTACCGAATATCAGACACGGCTCCAGAGAGGACAATAAATGAAATTAACACTTCTAACACTTACATTTGCTTTTGCACTTACTCAGACAACCTTAGCAGAAGCACCCATAACAGAATTACCAGAAGTCAATAAGATTGATTATTACAAGGATATGATTCGTTCCTATGATTGGAATGATGATATTGCTATTGCAATTATGATGGCAGAAAGTTCAGGAAAAGAAGATGTGGTTAATTGGGGAGATAATCATAATGGTTGTATTGGTAGTGCAGGATTATTTCAAATTGGTTGTGTAAACGCACCAATAGAAGAAATGAAAGACCCTAAAAAGAATATAGAAAAAGCATATCAATTATATTCAGAAAGAGGTTGGAAACCTTGGGGGGCATATACGAATAAATCATACTTAAAATTTCTATGAAAGAGTTTTTAAGAGTAGCATTGTTCATAATACTTGCACCACTCTTTTTAGGTATTGCTTTATTTATGCACATGTTCTACCAAAAATGGTTGGACTTAGGAAACTTCTCCTGATAGAATATAAGTGTTGGGTTTTTATTATTTTCCCCAACTTTTTTACGACTATTCGACTTACTTAACACCCTATACCCTGGGGTGTTTTGTGTTAATAAGTCTATATACACATTTTTATAACAGGAGTAGAATTAAGTAAGGAGCACCTTGATATGAAAACAATACGCAATATCTACGAATGTGTTGTGGTTGTTTTGATACTACTTGTTGCTATCATCTCAATCATCATCAAACCAAACAACAAATGAAAATATGTCAACACTGTGGTACTAATCAACATATTACAGAACACCACATATACCCCAGATGTTTTTGGGGTAGGGCAAACAATCGGAAAACTGTTCCGTTTTGTATGTCTTGTCATCGTACACTCGAAATTGGGATTCTATTTTTGGAATCTCGAATTGGAGGAGTAAAGTATGGAAATCGTTTTAGACTTCATCAGTCTGAATACGATGAGATAGTCAGACAATTCTCGAAAAAGAAATTCTGTCAATGAAACCATTCCACCTAAAACAAATTCGCACCTACTTACCTCCTTATTCAAAGGAATTACAGGAGATGCTGAATATCACCAAAGAGAGGACAGTAGTCTTTGAAACTGGTGTACGAGGTTTTATTTTAGGGAATCATGTACTTGCACCCCACTGTCACAAGGAAGATGCAATCGCAGAAAAAGATGGACAAGATATTCCACTTATGTTTGAAAAAACTTGTAAGTATGGAATCTCTCGCTTTCTTCTACCCTATGATATGCCTGTCGAACCTCTGTCATTTAGACAAAGGGCAATCCTGAAAGATACATTTCTGTTTAGAGTGTTTAATCAGATTCATCTCTGTTCTAAATTTACAGTTACGACTGGAAAAGGAATATATGGACTTGATTCACTCGACCAATTCTGTCCCGTGTTTGATAGACACGCACACTTAATTGGTATGAACAGTGGTATCTTTTGTAAGAAACTCATCTGTATACCCGTAGAACATCTTGTATGAGCTATCAACGATACTTATTTGTAGAAGTGCATGGTCGCTGGTTTTACTGGCATCAACACAAAAAAATGATGGAGGATATTGCTAATACTGTTTACCCAGAGTTAGATTCCAAATTCATTCATTAAACTGTCGTCAGACAAACAAAAAACCCCTCTTTAATCGGAGGGGTTTTCTTTTATTCTTTACCTATATATTTTCCATCAACCCATAATGAATCTTTTTCTATATGTAATTGAAGTTCTGCTAAAATTCTCCAAGCTGCCTTTGAGAGGTGATAACACCCATCATCATCCATCACATTACCCTTTAAATGGTCTGTAATGTGTCGTAGTGCTGCATCAAGTTGGTCAGTTGACTTCTCTCTTGCCCAGTGTAGAGGTTCTCCAAAGTTATGTTGAGAATTACCAACCCAAGATGTGTGGGCTACTTCAAGTAAGGCATCTGGGAAATACGCCAAAACACCAGTCGCAAGGGGTCGTTCCTTACGCCATTGTTTTTTATCAACTCCAAATTCTTTTAATACTTCTTGTTGTGGTATTAGTTTCTTTTTCATACTATTATTTTAAGTTATTTAATCTGATTAAAAATGTACAGACCGACTTCTGGTTCAACACAATTTCTCAATATTTTGTCCTTTCTAATTCCTATTTTGAAACCAGAGATGTCAAATCCTTTTACTTCTTGCAAGTCACTTTGCTTATCTAAATGGTTTCGACCAGTAAATTTTTTATCTTCTATGTGTTTGTTTGACCAGAATAGGTGTCTTCCAACTTTATTTGCTTTAATTAGTGGCTCATACCATGGAATAACATTTTCAACTACCCAATTACCTTTAAAATAACCTTGCAAAAATAATATCTCTTCATATAGTTTCATATCTGGGTATACTGCTTTATTTTGTCCCCTTCCAACCGCTGTATGTTTTCGTATTCTTGAATGGCTTGGACAGGGAGGAGAACTCCAAATAAAATCAAACTCTTGATAGTGGTCTAACAAATATTGATGAGCATCAGCAACAACAACTCTATCATTTGGAAAAAAATGCTTATAAACTTCTGCAATCTTTGGTTCATATTCAACCGCCACAACCTCATGCTCATCTCCCCATAGTTTTCTATTACCCCCTATTCCTGCATATAAATTTAATATTTTCATATATTTTTTTAATTGAAGTGCAGGTGCAGTGCTAGACCACTTAAACCTACTCGTCAGTTGGGTATTAAAGGAATCGAACCTCCCACACCACATCTGCACTCCACTGTTACTATTATATTTAATTTAATAAAAATCTCAACCCATTTATTAACAGGTTGAGATTAGATTACAAACGGCAACAGACCATACTTTCCATCTGCGTATAGAATACCGTTAGCGTGAGCATGATTACTTGGACCATGCATATACCTTTGTCGAAGTATTGTGTTTGTTCCAACTGTCATACTATTTGCAAACACCATTGGTCCATGTGTGTGAGCACCAATCTGTTTTAGATTTAAGTTACTAAATGATAGTGCTGTTCCTCGTGAACCATTTGGTCCTCTATGTTGATGGGCTGCAAGATTAACTCCACGAACTCGGTATTCTTCATCTTCTTTTGCAAAGTAGAAATTGCTTGGAAGTTTTCCGAATAGTTCAAGTCCAATTTGGAGTGTTGGCTTTTCACCCTTCATCATTTCAGGAATCATTTTGATTACATGAAGAAAATTCTGTGGACTATCCATAAACAGTTTGTCATCAATATATCTCTGTAAGAAGATGTCATGATTACTTTCTGATACTAGGAACTTTATGTTTGGAAATGTTTTAGCGAAGAATTGAACTTCATCATACACATCTCTAAGTTCCTTATCCAAAGAATCTCTCTTTGTAGCAAAATCATTTAATGCTTCAAGTAATTGACCTCGTTTATGTGGATTGATTGAGTTTCCATCAAACAAGTCATGGAAGACAGCAACTTTTGGTTTGAGTTGTTTCAATGTTTCGATTGAATGTGCTCGTGCCTTTTTGTCTGTTACTCCCAAGTGCCAATCTCCTAAAATAATTGCTTCTGGTTGTACGATAGTCTTAACTCCATCACAGTATCTTTCATTCATGTAATAGAAATCTCCATTCTTTGTTGCTTCAACTTGGTAAGTAGTGAAGATACGATTATTTTTAATTTCTACAAACACGAATCCATATTGATGTTGTTCGCTTGCCTTTCTTCCTTGTGCTGTGTGCATTTTATAATTGGGTTTCGTAAGATTCCCAGTAGTCATAAAAGCACGAGGTTTGTTAGATGTGTTAGCAACCGAGATATAACGAATCTTGGCACTAGGCATAATGTACGAATAATCTCGTGAGAGTTTAGTCGTCATTCCTGTCATGGGATTGATTTGTTGTGCAAGTATTTTCATATCTTGCAAACGAAGATTCGAGTTTAGGGTTTGCGATTCAATAGTCGCAAATCCACCTTCAAAAATTCTTTTATCAATCACATCGTCTTCTTTATACTGTCCGTTTTGAACGAAAGTTAAAAGATTTGTAACTCCATGAATCTTAGCAAATGCTTTGATATTTTTCAGGAAGTTTACATTTACGAGTGCATTATATTGCACATTTGTAATGATGTATTTCATTTTAAGGTACTCCTTACTTTAATAATATTCCATTGACTTTTCATAGAATAATTATCTCGTGGATTGACATATTTGAAAAGGAGTTTTACAAGAAAGGTGTGGATAAGTTTTTTATTTAATAATTTGTCCTGGGTCTCTTTTAGGTTTAACTATCCACCAAAAAAACCACGCTCCTTTACTTCTCACATCATCTCTAAACTTTCTAAGGTCAGTTGCTCCACCTTTAGTCCAGATGTAAGACACAAGCATTGCCACTCGTTTAGATTCAAGTGGTGGATAAGGACCACCTTTACGTTCTTCATTTAAAAATTCAGTTAACTCACCAACTATATCTTGCCACTCTGAATTAGTACCACTATGTTCTTCTGCCTTTTGAGCGGATAACTTTTTTAACTTATCAACATATGATTCTACAAAGAGTGGGTCCATATTGAAAATAAATAATATTAAATATTGTTAACTAAAGTTACAGCATCTAAATAAGGAACTTGTTTCATAAATCTTTTTCCATTTTCATCTTCATAATAAAAGTAAATATGTTTTGCTGTTTTATCTTCAAGTTCTTTGAGATAGTATTCCTTGATTGTTAAACCAAGATATTCGTATGGTTGGACTAAGGTTAGTTTTGGTTGAATTACATTCATATTTATATTGTAAGTCCATATGTTTTGATTACAAAGGAAAGGGTGTGGATAACTGTAGTGCAAATAACAGGAGTCGAACCTGAAACCCCGAAGGGACTAGTTTCTAAAACTAGCGTGTATACCAATTCCACCATATTTGCAGGTGTTCCTTGTAAGAATCGAACTTACATATTCTGGGCTTCAACCAGACGCTTTACCACTAAGCTAAAGGGACATTTGTCAGAATACTTGGAGTCGAACCAAGGCTACAAGCTCCCAAAGCCTGCATGCTACCGTAACATCTTATTCTGGTCGCTTGACTAGGATTCGAACCTAGGACATCTTGCTTCGAAGGCATGATTGCATCCACTGCCCAAGCGTGGTCGGGAGTACGCTTTCGAGGTCGTACCTTCGTCTTCACAGGACGATATGCTTACAATTACACCAACTCCCGTGCTGGGTCTGATGGAATCGAACCACCATTCACAGGTTCAAAACCTGCTGTCCTACCATTAGACGAAGACCCAAGTACCCCCAACTAAGTTGTACACCTTGTTGGGCATTCCGTTTCAGCATCTTAACGGACAAACTGTTTACTTATTAATCTTTGTATGGGTCAAAAGTTTCTTCCCCAGCCATACACACAATTAATGGAGTAAGAGTATGTAGAATTTGTATGGTTCCTTCATGTAATTTTAACACTTCATCAAGTTTTTTGTAAACTTCTGGGGCTTCGTCTGCTCCTGCACCTCGTAAAATTACACCGTTAGAGACCATCCTTTCTTTGACCGAATTGAAATCTACTAAACCTTTTGAAACAACAGTCTTCTCTTTGAACATGTAAGGTGTTCCATCTGGTTTAAATCTTTCAGTCTTTACAAATTTTGTTTTTCCTGTTGCTTGAGTTCTCGACATTATTCTTCCAGCCCCATGAACTGTTGAATAAAATGACTCTCTTGATTTTTCTGAATCTATACCTTTAAGTATTACTGATGTTCCTTCCATTGAAGAACCAACAAATCCTCTTTGTCCTGGAAAAGCAGGTGTTGCACCTTTTCTCACTACCCAATAGTCTTCTCCGTTATGATTTTCTTTCCATGCAAAGTTGTGGTGGTTGTGGACTTCATCAATAATATCTGCACCGATTATTTCGGCAACAGTTTTACAAACCCAATCTCTGCCAGCATAAGCATATTTTCCTGCTAAGTGCATTGCTCTTAAGTAATCTTGTCCTTCTTTTGAATTTGTGCTGAGTGTATGTGGGGTTTCATCCATAATGTTTACATTGTCTCCAGCCAACTTCATAAAATGAGATGCTATAGTGTGCCCAAGACCTCGAGAACCAAAGTGTACACCAACCCAAATAAAATCTTCTTCATCTTTAAACACATCTATGTAGTGGTTTCCCGAACCAATAGTTCCAAGTTGTGCTTGTGCTTTTTTCTTTAGTTCTGGATTTGATAAGAAAAATTCATCTTCCCACGCAGTATCTTCAAACAAAGGGTGCCCAACTTTTACATCATTCTTTTGACCAATACCAAAAGATAATGTTTGCCAAATTTTATCAGCAATACTTGGTAGGTAGTCTTTTACTTCTGAATATTTAATATCTAATTTAACAGCCTTGTTTCCACAGGCAATATCAAAACCAACACCAGCTGGACTTATTTTATCTTTATAAACAGCAACACCTCCAACAGGCATTCCATATCCTTTATGGTTGTCTCCCATTAATGCAATAAACTCTGCTTCTTCTAAACAGTTCTTTGCTTGTTCTAAAGCTCCATCTTCGACAGGACCAAATGTGATTACTTTTTTCATATATATATTGTAAATTAAATATTTGTATTGGTCAACAGTTATGTGTGGATAAGTTTTTAAATAAAAGATAAAGAACAGAAGTGGAGTAAGAACGATAAGAATTAAAAGAAAGAAAAGAAAAAGTCCCCCAGAAAAACCAGCGTCTTCCCCCTATTAAGAAATAGGGAAATGGTATCTCATTTAGGAGACCATTCATTTGTTACGAGTATCAGAATCGAACTGATGTCTTAGGATTATGAGTCCTGCGTGGTACCATTCCACTAACTCGTAAATATTTAACAAAAAAACCCACCTTATTCAGGAAGGTAGGTTTTTCTGACCACAAACTCCTGAATAGTTTATGACTCACATATAAATTATACAACATACATTTTTTAATCAAACTATTTACCTGTGGATAACTTCTTACTCTGGTACGCTTTCTTACTTCTTGCTTTCCATCTTTCTTGTTTACATTTCATACACACTGAAATTGGTTGAGCAACTTTTCTCTCAACAACCTCTCCACACTTATCATAGTTTTTACAATAAAAATACATATCCTAATTTTATACACACCTCACAAATAGTCAATGATATTATGCACATATATGAAAAATCTAAAGGAACTCAAGAAATTTATAAACACTGCAATAGATTGTTTTGATGTTGGAATCTGGGAAAAGGAAATCAACTTTACCAAACGACCTGGGAATGCTGATATGGAAGTTAACCACCGATATAAAACTTTCACAATGAACATTCATCAGAACTTCTTTGACCAAGATAAAACCTACCAAGCCAATACTATTATTCATGAGTTCTGTCATTTATTTAATCTACCTGTGGCTAATCTGGTGGGGGATTGTAAAAATGGAAACCTGATAACTTCCCAACATTTAGATGATGTTTTAGAAAATGCAAATGTACACGCTGAAAAGGTGGTAGTTAATTTACTATTTGATGATACTTTGGCAAAAGCCTATAAAGAGTATGTGAGACCAAAACAAACTAAAAATAGACTGAGGAGCGTGAAATCAAGCCCAAAATTGACCAAAAAACAACCAAAAAAGAAAACAGGTACTAGATGACCTGTTTGGGGTTTACTCTCAATGGTGGGCAGTTTTGAGCCTTCTAGGGGTATATCAGAGTGTACTTAGACTGTAATCAAACTATATCTCCCCACTTCTTCCTTGCTTCTCTCATCAATCTCTGAACTGACTTCTTTTGGAGAAAGAATCTACCTTTTTCTATAGTGAGGAACTTATCTGCTACTAGGTTATTTTGACGAAACTCTTTTCGTCTTTGCTTTTCATCACGCTTTCTTTGAACTTCTTCTTGAAAGGCTCGTTTCTCCTTTTCAATAAGATATTTATAGTTTTTAAGTTCATTACTCATGTACTAATTATCTCCTCTTGACTTTTAAAAGTAAAGGCGATAGTGTGGATAACCTTATGAAAAAAATAAATAAAGAATTTAAAGCATTCGTTTACATAGGAGGTAAACAATACGAAATTAAAGATGAACGAATATACCACCACTATGAAAGGGCTAAGAGATTAGTTACTCATAGACGAGAGATTATTGGATATAAGAGTTAAGAACTGCTCTTGATGATTTACCAAAATAACCTGTTGGTAGTTTTAATCCTATTTTCCATAGGATAGATTCTTCATGTTTCTTTTGGAAGTCCTTAACTGCTTGACGAGTGATTCCACCAAAGTAACCCGTGGCAGATATGTTAATTGGAAATAGTCCTAAGTCTTGGAGTGTTTCTTGAAGGACAATTACATCTTGACCTGAATCACCGAACTGTAAATCACGAGTGAATACAAATCCTTTGTGTCTGAATTTTGTTTGTTCTTCAACGAATAAGTCTTGTTGATAGAGTCCTGTGTAGATTCGTTTGTTAATCCAATCTTCGTCTAAGTGTCTGATGTTTTCTCTACCAAACCAAGAAGAATCTTGAATGATTACATATTTCTTTTTCTTATAAATATAGGCACTATTAGGTAGAACTGTTACATAGTGTCTATATTGGGCATTTATATTAGTAAGTTCTCCTTCTGCTTTTGGGTAATCACTTGACCATTCTTTACCATTCCAAAATACGAACAGAATGAGGGGTCGTTTTAGGTCATTCACTATATATGCTATGTCGTCAATGGTGAATTTATTATCTTCGAGAACCACGAAAGACTTGCCTTTAAAATGAGATGCAATAGTATAGTGAAGGTCTGATGGAGAATAAGCATTATAATCTTTCTCTGTTTTAGTGATTTTTAAATCTTCAACACATCCCTGTTTTAAAAGTATTTCTCCAATGTCATAGTGATACATTCCTTCTGCTGGATAGTTCTTTCTAAGTCTATATAAAAATGCTGGTTCGTGTTTAAATCCAGTGTCTATTGATAAGGCAAGTTCTCCTGCGTGAGCACCACAACTAGATGTGCTTTTCTGGTCACGCTTTTCATAGAGTTTTTCTACCTTTCTTGCTTTTGCTCTTGAAAGATAAGTTGGAATAGAAGAACGACCAATCTCTAAATGAGAGTAATCTTTCTTTACCTTTCTATTATCTATGAGTCCTCCTGTGTACTCCATATTATTTAACCTTAGGTAGTTGTTCTGCAAGTGCCTTTAACCCTGCTCGTGTTGCAGTAATTAGAGAACTGACAATCAAACTTGAAGTGATAAAGTCTGCATCCCAGTTTCCCATTTGTACTGATAGGGCAGTTAGGAATACTGTAAGGAAAGTGATTCCTGATGATATTAAATATCGTTTAAGTGTTTTATTCATATTATTTATCTTTAAAGTGAATTTGTAATGAGGTTTCAATTCGTGCAAGTCTTTCTTTAATCTCTTGCCAGATTGGGTTCATTTCTTTGATTTCTTTCTCCATATTAGTTACTCGGTGTCTTAGTTCCTTTACTGAGGTATTTACTTTGGTATAACTAACCACAAGACCGATAAGTGTTACAACGAGTGTCCAATATTTAGTTAATAATTCTAATAATTCTTCCATGTTTATATTCTAATTATACAATTATATTTCATCTGTAACAACGGTACTTGTAGAAATCATTGTCTTGATTGCTTCGGTTTGTGCTTGTCGTTCTACTTCTAATGCTCGGTTTACTTCATTGATTAAAGGTTGAGCAAACCAAGAGTCTGCCATCTTCTTAAACTCTGATTCTATGAAGTCCATTTTACTTTCTAATGTATCTCCTACTTGTGGTTGATACCCATAGAAATTAGCAAGTAAAGTAATTTGTTCTTCTGTGTATTGTGTTGTGTCTATTTTATATGTTTTCATATTATGCAATTAGGGCTATTAACTTGTCGTATAAATCTGAATTACTTGTGGGAGCAACTCCATCTACACTGTCTATTTGCATACCATTGTTGCCATCATAACTTACTTGCCATTCATTTTCTCCAAGATTGGTGATTTTAACAAAGGCATCTGATGGTAGAAGTTCAATTTTAATTATCTTATCTTTTTCCCAAGCACCTTTTTTAGGTAGGTTTCCTGTTCCAAGTACACCGAAGTCTACTTTAATTGAGTTTGTTGTTGATGTTATTACTATGTTTGCCATATACTTATCGGACTTCTGTCCAGTTAATTGCACCTTCTACTAATGATGTTCCACCAAGTCCTTCTACCAGAACTGTTACTCTACCTAAATCTCTCACATTGCCTGCCACATCAAGTGTTATAGGGTATTTCATAACAACATTTTGAGAGATAGCACCCCTTGAACTCGCCGATGCTGGTATGTGTCCCGTATACATTGTGATAGCAGGAGTTCCTGATGTTGTACCTGCTGTGTTGTATTGAGTTGCTGAATAGGTAGTATTTACATCATTAAAGGTTGTTGTTCCTGTGAGTACATCTCCTAATACGATTGCATAGTGTACTGGGTTAATTCCTCTCACAATTAAGTCTATTGAATCAATAATGATTTTAGTTCTGTTAGTGATTGAGTTGAATGTGGTTTTGGGTTGAATTGAGATAAGATGAGTAAGAGTTCCATTTCCTGCTGTTACTTCTGCATCTTGTGAGAAGTGAAAACCCTCTCTTGAACTCTCTCCATTTTCTGATTGAACAGTACAACAGATAAAGTTCATTGTTGTTGATACAGTACCTGTTGAAGTCATACCACATCTAATAGGTAGGTTGGCTGATTGGAAGTAAGGATAAGCATCTTCATTAGCGTGTGTGAATTGGTGTGCCCATACTACCATACCATTTATATCAAATCCTACTCGTACTCTACCCACATATAATGCTTGAAAGTCTATTACAAGGATTTGTGTTTTAGTTATATCAAGTGTAAGTCCTGATGCTCCTGTTCCATCTAACTTGTCCAAGTTCCAGTTAGTTTGAGTTACAGTTTCATCTCCTGTTGTTGTATCAGAGTAGATTGTGAATTGTTTAGTTGTTCCATTTAATTGAAATTCAATACCATTTGAACCATCAGAATATCCTGCAAACTTCATAGTGTTTGCTACCCCTTCAATCATATTAAAGGTTACATAAATAAGTTGTGAGTGTCCTGCTCGGTATCGGAAGTATTCATAACTCTGCATAAATGCTTTACCACCTGTTGGAGTAGATGAAAAAGTCATCAAAGCCATACGATTAGTACTATCGTGAGTTACTGTTGCACCAGAACCATTAGTTACTTGTTCAAACAGTAAAGGTTGTAAGTCGTATGTAAGTTGTGCATCAAATAAAGAAGTAGGTGAAGATACACGAAGTCTTCCGAAGGCATCTCCTACTGGGTTATTTGAATTGATTTTTATGTTGTTAAATTGTGTCATATTATTATTGTTAATGTATTAAAATCCAATTTGAACCTGTACTTTGAACTGTAATTTGTTCGTGTTGTGATAGTGTTTGTGTTAAATCACCATTGATAGTTTCAGTTCCATTTGCATCAACTGTGATAGTACCAGTTCCACTATTATTTATTTGGTATATTCTTCCTGTAATACCAACTGCTGTTGGGAGAGTTACTGTGAAAGAGTTTGCTGTACAATCAACTGTATAATCTGTTGCATCTAGTGTTCGTAATGCTGTGATTGCTCGGTATGGTAAAGTGAAACTTGCGTTTGCTTTAACCCCACCATCATTTAAAGTAAGTCTATCTGTAAGAGTATCATTTACTCGTGTTTGAAATATTAAAGAACCATCACTAGAACCATCAGTTAGGTCGGTAATACCTGTTCTTACTCGTGCCATTACATCTCCATCTACTGCTGAACCAGAATCTTTTAAGTTAAAATCTAGTCTAACTTCTGTTGATAGGTTTGCAGTACCCAAGTTACTTAATGAGAGTGCTGTTCTTTGAGAACCTGTTGAACCTTGGTCATTGATTGCTAACTTACCAACATTGGTCATTGATGAAAATTGAGAACCCATACCTACTCCCATTACCCCAGTATTACGAATTTCAAAAGCGTTCACATTGTCTGTTTCATTTCTATATGTAAAAGAGCCTGATGAAGTAGAGGTGATTCTCCATTGTTTTACACCATTCATATAGATAGTTGCATTGTTTGCACCACCAATATAAATACCTCTACCTGTTCCTGTAATAGGTGTTGGGTTAGTTGCACCAAAAGATGCGTTTCCTAATTCATCTACTTCTGCCAATATGGTTCCTGTGTTGTTTTGCCATTCTTGGAGACTTGCTGTTTGTCCTGATACTCCTTTAACTAATAATCCCAAGTCTGTTGTATTTACTGTATTGATATGGAGTTTTGCTAATGGTGAAGTAACTCCAATACCCACATTCCCCACATAAGTACCAGCATAAGGAATTGTTATAACATCTGTATAAATTGTATTTAATGCTCTTTGTATCTTAAAAATATTATTTGTACCATCTGTATATAATCTCCCACCGTGCTTACCACTTGGAGTTTCTTCTACTAATTCAAGAGAAGTGTCTAGGTTAACCCCAGTATTGTAACTTACTGATACATTACTTGATGCATTATATACATGCAAATTACTTTGTGGATTATTTGTCCCAATCCCTAATCTATTATTAGTATCATCATAAAAGAAGTTAGCATTATCTTGTGAAATAAGACCAGACACACCAGCAAAGAGTACAGAACCTGCTGTTTTAGATGTATCTGTGATACCACCAACTGTGATTGATTTATTAGTTATTGCACCAATATCTGTAATTGATTGCAGTGTTGGCTTGTTCACAAAAGGAACCATTGATGGGTTCTGGTTTGGTTGCATTGAGAATTCAATCATAGTTTAAGTTTAGCATTTAGGTGCGTTTAGCATTATTCCGCTTGTTTCAATTTAAGTAACTGTTTGAGGACTTCTTTATCTATTAATCCTTTTGCGGCGTATTCTTTTAGAATTTGTTTTTGAGTTTCTGTTGATTCTCCCTTAAGGACTTCTTTATAAATAAACTCTGCTCTTGCTCCGTTCTTAATGTTAAGTTCCTTAATCTTTCTTTGTGAGTATGTTAATCCAGCGTTTTTATCAGTCACAATATCTTTGAATTTTTCATATACTTCAGGTTTTTGTTCTTGAATTTGCTTAAGATATGCTGCACGTTCTTCATTTGTTTGAAGAACAGATAGGTGGTCTGCAACACCTTCTGCCTCCTGCTTAATATAAAACTTATCTCGAGATTGTTCAGTAAGTGCGGTTTCGAGTTTGTCATAGAATGTACTTGCTGTTTGTACCTTTTCTTCTGATTTGGTTCTAATAAATCGTCTAACTATAGGTGTTTTATTTATATCTATCTTTCCGTCTTTTAATCCAACCAATGTGTCAAATAGGTTACTTACATCCTTACCAGCACTACCAATCACACTTTCATAGGCATACACAACATCCTCTGGACTTAATTCAATTCCAAGTTTAGAGAGTGCTTGTGTTGCAAGAATGGCACCACGCCCTGTTGCTGTGTCTTTAAGGTCTTTAAAGTATTTAACACTGTTTGGAGCATTAGGGTCATATTCTGGTCTAATCATTCCACCGTGCCATGCTTTGTTTCGTGCCATATCAAATACTGGAATAACTTCTGCAACTGTGGGTGTAATTGCCTGTAAGAAGTCTATTCCTCCAACTGGGTTGTAAGAGTTAATCACTGATGTTGTAACATTTTTAATTGCTTCTCCTATATTTAAATCACCAGTGATTACATCATCACCAGAATCAAACATTGCTTTAATTGGAATAAGACCATAACCAACTGGGATTGTAAAGTATGCAAATGAACCATCTTTTTTAGGAATGACAATATTTAATCCTTTTGTTCTATCCCATTTAGTAACTTTCTTTTTCCAGTCTGGGTCTATAGAACTGTTGTATTGATTTACTGCTACCACTGATGCTCCGATTGCTGTTATTAGTTTTGCCGCAGTCTTTGGATTTTTGAGTGCTTTAAGCATTTTAGTGTTACCTTGAATTGCTGCGTTTGCGAACATATACAAACCATTAACCACAGGACCAGCCTTACCTATCTTATTGAAGTTAACTGAAGCCTCTTTAGCAATAACTGCTGCTTCTTCCATTGATTTACCAGCCTCTTTAGCCATACGATAAATTGTGAATCGTGTAGAGTTTTCTGCAACTTCTCCCCAGAAGTCAATAGCTTTGAGTGCCTTTTGTGCAAATTGTCTTGGTTTAGATGATTGAGTTTTAAGGGCTTTCTCCCATTCAAATGCAATCTCTCCTTTAGCCATGGATGACATACCACCAGTTGTTGCTCCTGATTTTAGAAATTCGTCATACTCTTTTTGAAGTGGCTTGCTTAAGTCTTTGTTTCGAAGATATGATTGAATTGTTGCCATACTTTCTGCATCTTTTTTAACTGCTTTAACTAGATTATATTTACCACCATTAGTTGATGAATAATATACAAGTGCTTCTTGAAGGTCTCTAATTTTGTTAGGAGCCATAAATGATGGTGCAAATCTTGTTTGTAGTTGTGAATAGAGTCTAGTTATCTTTGGAATGAATTGTAAGAAGGCTGGAAGTTTTTGATAACTAACTCCAGACACAATATCAGCAATACCCTCATCTTTAAATTTAAGGTATTTCTTTTTACCATCTTGAAAAAAAGGAATAGCCCCACCATCTTTTTCAAGCTTCTTTACTTCCACAGGACTCATTACAGGATTACCATCTCGTAGCACAACGGACCCATCTTTATTTAAGAGTGGTTTCGGTGACACTACTTCTAGTAAGTCTGCTTTATATTTAGTTTCAAAATCTGCAAGTGCTTTCATTACTGTGTTCTTTTCTGCAGCAACATAAGCCCGAGATAAGTTAAAAACTTGATTAGCAACTATGTCGTCGATTTCTAGTTGAGAACCCTTTGCTCGTAACAGGGTTGATGACTTAACATCAAATCCCCTACTGAAAGAGCCGACCAAATCATCATCACTAAGTACCCGTTGAAATGATACATAGTTAGGATATAGTGCTTCAAGTTCTTCTCGTGAAGTTTTAGAGATAATTCCAGCCGATTCAAGTACATCTAGTTTTTCTTTTCCAAGGTCTTGAACTAGTTTTGCTTTAGCTTCAATTTCATTGAAATAAGGTTTTGCTTGTAACTCGTCTAGTTTTTTAATTGCGTCTTCTGTGAGAACTCCTGATGCACCATCTCCCAATTTAGCGTTTCTTTCTGGAGCATGTTTATACCAAAGATATGCATTTACATCATCTCGAAATTGATTAATTGGTACATTTAATTCTTTTGATACTCTTTCATAGTCTTGTGCTAGTGATTGCATAAATTCACTCAGCTCTCTGTTTCTGCCTTCTACCTTTCCAGAACTTCTAATATATTCTGCATATGGACTTCCTTTAGCCTTATCATCTAGCCCATACTTTGCTTGCTCTTGTTTAATTCGAATCCATGAGTCTTGGAAGTATTCCCTAAGACCTGTCATTTTTGTATTTAAAAATTTCTTTGCCGATTCAAAGTTACCAACATCTGCAATAGACCCATCAGTAAATGGTTCTTTTAGACTTGACACTTCTGGCTGTTTTGATATATCATTAAGAGATGTATCTAGGAGATTCACCTGAGGATTGGTTATATTATCTGACGTACGTTCTAGTTGTTGTAGCACTTCTGCTGTTTGCAATTTATTAGAAGGGTCAGAAAAATCTGGAGTATCTATATCTGCAGTAATTTTTGCATTACCACCAAAGTAATCCATAACCTCTTCCATTGTATTCTTTTCAACGAGGTCTTTTGAAACTCTATTTAAAGTTTTTGGTGAAATACCAGGAGAATTTTCTTTTATTAATTCTCGAATTACATTTTGGTTTTTACTTTTAGCAATAAATTCCATTGATTCAACTGGAATCTTTAAAGATTTAACTGGTAAGTTTAGTGGGTTTTCCATAAACACATAACCCAACGTACCAGCAATAGGAAGAAAACCTCTTTCAATAGGTGAACCCTGCTTGTCAGCAACAAACTTATTAATATTGTCATAAACTTGTTGTGGTGTCTTGGTTGTTCTACCAAATAGTTTTTGTTCTATTGGACCAGTTGCTGTTCGAATCTTTTCTTTTTGTTCTGGAGTTGCTCGTACTGCCAACCCTTCAGCGACACCCTTTAAAAGAGATGTTGCCCCAGCTCCAGTTTCTCTTATCATGGTAATAGCTGCATCAGATGCCTTCTCTGAAAAATCACTTCTAATTTTTTCAGCTACTTCTGATGGTTTCTTTTGACCCGTTTGAACATCATTAAAATTATCCTTAAAATAGTTAAGTGTATTTTTAGTTACATTATATAAGCCTTGTCCTGCAGATTTTGCAAAACCACTTAAGATTTGTTTTGTTAAATCAAACATATGTTTATTCAGTTGTTCCCCATTGGTCGAGTAAACTCATCAATTCATCATCTCCACCTTTTCCATAAAGGAAATTGATTTGTTCATTTAAGTCAGCACCAATTAATCCTGCTGCAGATAGTTTTCCAATCTCTGATTTAGAGAATTTATTTGCAAGTGTTTGATTAATTACTGAGGTATATAGTTGTTCGTATTCTTTTTTCAAAGCTTCTCGTCCTTCTGGTGCCAAGTTCATTTGAAGTTGTTGTTCTCGTTGTGCTAAGAATGTATTAAAGTCTGGGATTTGTGCCATCTGATTTGTAATAGATGTTGAACCACTACCACTTGCTCCAAGGTCTTTAACAATGTTTAGATTTTCATCTAAAGCCACAACGCGTCCATCAATAGTTCGAATGTCGTAATTTGGTTTGATACTTGTTTGACCAACTACTTCTTGTCTCATTTCTCCTGTTTCTGGGTTTCTAAAGAATGCAGAGATTTGTCCTGTTACTGGGTCTGTTTGAAGTGAACCAACCATATCATCTTGTGTAAGTGCTGTGATTTCTTTAATGTTCTTTAATAGGTCATTTTGTTGGTCTTTCTCCAAGTTAACAATTCCAAGAGCAATACCTTCTCGTATTGCAATTTTAGCAAGTTGGTCATTTTGTCTTTCTTTAACATCCCTTAATTGGGCATTTAGGTTACCAGATAGTTTACCTTCTGGGTTTGCTTTTAGTGCTTTATATTCTTCGGCATATTGTTCTTCCATGTCTGCTCGTTCATTTTGAATTTCTGCAAGTTTCTTTAGATTGTCTGATGGTGTAAGACCTTCAACAAATCTTTTTTCCATTTCTTTTCTGGCTTGCATCAATGAAGACATTGTGTTTTCTGGTGCCAATTTGTCTGCGGTGACAGTTCGTTTTGGTTCAACCCTTACTGTATCTGTCATTTTTGAATTAACTCTTGCCTGTGTAATTTGGTCTTGAGAATATGAATTTACTTTAGCTGGTTGTGTAATTGGTTGACCTGGTTGGACATTAGGAATGACTGGGCTACTTACTTTAGTTGCCTGTGACATAACGGGGGGTGCAGCATAACGAGGTCCACTTGCAGTACTCATGTTTGGTGTTGGTTGTTTGGTTACTTTTGGGGGTGGATTATAAGCTGGACCTGTTGTGGTACTGGTATTAGGTTTAAAAATACTGCTTGTTATGTTTTTAGCAGTAGTAAATGCGTCTTTGACGAAATTAGATAGTCCGAACATAGTTTAATTATATAATGAGGTGTATTTATTCCCCTGGTTAGATACTTGTAATTCTTCGATTGTCACTTCAATTCCCCGCATCTCAATTTTGAACTGAATGAACTTTGAACTGATTGGTAATGCATCATTATCAGTAATAGGACATTCAATATATCCTTCTGCATTTGTAGAGTGAGATGCTGTGAATGTTCCTAATTTAATCCATTTATCACACATAAAATACATTTGGTCGTTTGCTACTGCAAATGGGAAAGCTTCGTCTAGATTGACCGTATAAGTCCCAGAATTGACCGAGATTGAACTGATATGAGCAATATGACCTGCACCTACCCCTGAGATGATTTCTATTTCATCTCCAGCCACAGCATCTGATAAATCTAATTGAGTTGTAAATGTGTCTGTATCTGTCCATGTACCAACCCAAGCAGAAGTTGGGTTTTGCTGGTCTCCAACCACTGATGTTTTAGGATAACCAATTGCATCTTTTACTTTACACTTGATTATAATTGTGTCATCATTTTTAAGTGGTTTATGATTTACATACACTCGTTGCCATGTATCATCTATATAATTTGATTCAATTTTTGGAGTAATATAATATCCACGATTTGGAATAAATGGAACTATTGCAGTAATAGAAGCAACACCAGTTGTAATAGCCTGTTTTGCATTTAAGTCATTTGACATAACAATCCTTCCAAAAAGCGAAGTATCATATAGTGTGTTATTCATTACAGCCATACACATTCTATTGTTTTTGTGGAAGTACCAACCATAATCATTTGTTTTGAAAATGTAGAATTTTTGTGAGTTGTTTCCTGTTCCAGTAATATCTATTGCAGTTCCAGCAATTGCATCTGCATATGTTTCGGCAAGTTTGAAAGTAGTGGAAGAAACTTTAATAATAAAATATGGTGTTGAGCGTCTAAGTTCTGGTATAGAAGTACTACTTTCATCATCATATAGTGATGGCATACCAGTAACAACATCATTTAAGTTACCAGAACCAAGGGTAAACACGTTAGTAGTTGTATCAACATTTGCTGTTGTAATGGTTACCCCTTGTACTTTTGTTAGACTTGGTGAGTATCTATGATAAAAAGAACCACTTGTGTCGTCATAGCACCATACTCCAGATGGAAAATTTGGTAGCATTTGAACTAACCCATCATCTATATCTGAGTTTAAGTTTATATATACTAAATCTCCATCAACAAACAATGAACGATTTGAAGCATTAGCATAATCATTTAAAGCATCACCCCATTGGTACCTAGTTGCATATACAGGTAAAGATGCAAGTTCTTTAAAACCCCCTCCAGTAAAGGCAACAAGTTGTCCAAGAGATGTCAGACCAACTATAGATGATTTAAATGGTTTGATAGTTGGTAATTCATATGCACCACAACCATATGCATTATCTGCTGCTGTGGCAATAGTATTCACTGTAAATAGTTTTGCTTCTGCACCAGATTTAGAACGAGTAGCAATATATAGGGTACTTCCAACTGAAGTCATAGAAGAAACTTGATATTCACTAGGAAGTGTAAGAACTGTTGCACTTACTGCCCATGAGGTATCAACAAATTTAACCTTGTTATTGTTACCAACAGCCAGTACATTTTCTGCACCCCATACAGCCATAGCGGTTGGAACAGTAGTTGTGAATCCAGTCATTGAAATAGCAGTCCATGTTGTACTTGCTGAACGATAGTAGATTGATGCCCCATCTGATACAACTTCTGTTGCATTAAAATATATAACATCTTCTTCGACCCCAGGACTTGGAGAACCAGTATCTGTAGAACGATTGGTTAGAGAAAATGAATCATTTAATGTACCAGAGAACACTTCATCTCCGTTAATGAACAATGCCCCATCACTTGGAAACATTGCATCCGCTGGGTCTAAGTCAGCATTATTATCTTGAGTAAAATATGCAATTGGTGTTTCTGATAGTTTAATATATCCTTCTTCATCTAGGTTTATGTTTTTTGAAGCATAAATACTGCCAGAAAATTCTCCCTTGTTTGTTTGAATGTGTTTTTTATTTTGGGGTATTTTCATATTATGTAATGATATAACCAGCGTCTTGTAATGCTCGAGCAACAACTTTAATTGATGCTGGGTCTAGGGGTAGGGAGATTTGTTGAACCCTCTTTTCATTGAGTTCTTTTTCGAGTTCTTCTACTCGTCTTTTAAGGTCTTCTAATAGTTGAATTTGTTCAGGTGTCATAGTTTAATTATATTCTATGCCTTATCTTTTGGTGTCCATGTACTTGAATTCTTTGAACCTTTTGTCCAAGTAGAGATACTCTTAGTTATGTTGTTCCACTTCTTAGCAACACTTGCTTGTATCTCACTAATACTCAATGTTTCTTGCACATTGATTATAAAGGTTCTTACATATGAATATCCTTCTGTTAGGTTAAGTGATTCTGATATGTTTATAAAGAGTGATTTTACTGCTGTTACTGCTTCAATAAGTCCAAGTGTTTCTGCTGTTGTGAATAGTCTTGCTCGTAATGCAGATACATTTTCTGATAGGTTGAGTGAGTCTAATACTGTGAAAGCCCATGTTCTTGTAGAGTTAAATGTTTCTACTAATCCAAGAGAGTCTGCAACTGTAAATGCTTTACCCATAAGAGTACTCCATACTTCTGATAGAGAGAGAGTTTCTGTGGTGGTAAATGCTCTTGCTCGTAAGTTAGAGATTGATTCTGTAAGGGAGAGTGTTTCTTCTACGAGGAAAGCAAGAAGTGCTTGTGCAAATGTTCTTTGTTTATAATTCAACATACTCTTTCTATAATATGTTTCTACTTCTTTTGCTGTCCAAGCACGAGATTCTATGATTACTTCGTCTATGAGGCCGTTGAAATATCTGTCTGGACCAAAACCATTGTTTCTATAACCCATATTAAATGCTCTTGTATTATCTGTAATTGATGCTGAAATACTTGTCGTTGATATTGCTTCTAACACACCGTCTACATAAACTCTTATTGAGGTAGATGGAGTATATACACCAACCACATTATGCCATTTATTATCATTAAACTTTTTTGTTGTCGTTGCTGTTGGATAACCAGAGTTATTACCAACAGACATTGATAATGTACCATCTGAACCCATGTATATGTTATAACCTCTTCTATTAAAACCTGACTCATCATCTTTTTCTACAATATGTCCGAGTGAAGTTGTTGTTGTCTTTATCAAACAAGATATTGTTAGTTGCCCCGTAATACTTAAAGATACACTATCTGGTGCGGTTATATAACTACTACTCCCATTAAACTTCGCCGCCTGTCCAAATCTTCCTTGTGGGTAGGTGATTGCTGTGTCTGTACCTGTATTTGTATTACCTGAAAAGTCACGAGAATTTCCATTAAGTGGGTAGTATGCTTTGGTAGTGTTGGGTATGATATTAACTTGTCTACCATTTCCATTTGAATAGAGAATTGATATTTCGTCTGTTGTTAATGCACGATTCCAAATACCAACTTCATCTGCATATATTGATGCAAAAGACGAAGCTTCATAGGAAGCGATTGTTGTTTCTGGCGTTGTAACGAAATTGTTTGTAATATTGGCAGTTGCAGTTCCTTGTGAAACACCATTTACATAGGCAGTAATAGTTCCAGCTGTTCCGCCAGAATAAGTTATCGTTAGATGATAAAAATCACTTGTTCCCAAAGTTATATTATATGTAACTGTAGCGACAGTTTGACTATGAACAATAAAAGCAAGTCTTCGTGTTCCTGCATTATATTGATATTCAATTCTTCTACCAGCCCACGGACTACCACTTGTTTTTAAACTAAATAACCCATAAGTACCAGATGATATTTCAGTTCTTAATTTAACCCAACCAGATATTGAGAAGGCACTAGTTGATGTAATTCCTATTGAGTCTGCTCGTGTTAATCTTTTATTTGTATTCGAAGTACCAAAATCAGCACCGTTGTTTATGAGTGCTGCAGCGTATCCTACTGTGTTTGTGTTAGTAAGATTATTAACACCCATTAAATCGACAGCATCTCCTGATGATTCATCAAGTTTCCAATAAGAAACTAGCCCATTTAATAAAGTTTCAGTTTTAGGTTGAAATGCTGATGTATTTCTCATAGCATTTTAATTAAGAAATTACGTAGAATTTTTCTGTGTACTTCAATTCGTGGTTTCCTGCTGTTGAATCTAGTGCTGCTCCTGATGAGTTCACTATACCAATAGCCCATTTCTTTGGAAGTGTAAGACCAAGTTCTGCTGTATCGAATGTTTTATAGTATGTAGTTGCGTTTGCAGTAACATTGATTGTTCCAAGTAATAGTGCGTTTGATGGTGTGTAAGCAGCATCTGAACCTGCAAAAGCGTCATCATAAGAAGTTCCATCATAAGAACGGATTAAGTAAACTGAAACATAACCTGTTGCAGATGTACTTGCTGCTGCTGATTTGATTTTAAGTCCAATATCTGCTGAGATGTATTTGTTTGTTGAGTTGTCTATTGCAGTAC